GTACGGGTTCGATTTTCCCGTGCCTGCTGGTCAGTCGATGCTTGTATCGTCCATTACGGGCACCTACACCGCGACCATTGTTGCCGGTCCTGGCAAGGGCACTGCGCTTGCTACGGACTCGACGGGCGGCGGCACGTATGGCCCGTACTCTGGTGGCGTGGTGATCCGCTTGCAGGCTGGCGCGAATAGCTTGATTGATTACGACATCGCTGTTAGTCCGGTGCTGACGTATGCGGGTCCGCTGAATGCTGGATACAACTCCAGCGGCGATGTTGCATCCGCGGTGGATGGGGGTGGGAATTCAATTGTTCTGCAAAACGTCATCAGCCGCAATTACACGGGAATCACACACACCGGGACAACGGCCAACACAAAGATTTTCTCGTTCAGCATTCCGGCCGGGTCAATTCTGGCCCCTTCGATGCTGAAATTTGCGATGAGCATCCGCTATTCGACCACGGCAACTGCCGGAAGCCGGGTAATTCGTGGCTACTTGAACACCGCCGACGCTATCGGTGGGACTTCAATGTTCAGTAACGTGATGTCCACTACTGGCGTAATTCAAACATCAGTGCGAAACAATGATGCCATTCTGTTCCAGGCAGCAGCGATTCAGCGCGGAATGCCTGTTGCGGCGGGGTGGAACACGATTCAAGGCGATGACAGTTCGTACACGACCTATGACATCACCACGCAAGATCTTTTCTTTGTGCTAGGTGCGCAGTTGGCAGACGCATCGGATTCAGTGTCCATTCGGGCATTCGATGCAACGCTGATTCGCGGGTAGTTTCACTGTGTTCCAAGACCAGTTAGATTCATACGTCGATGTGCGGACATATGGTGCCGTGCTTGATGGTGTTACCGATGACACTGACGCATTTATTGCTGCAGGGAACGCAGCAAACAATGGGTGCGGATACCTTTTCATCCCCCCGGTGACCACTAACAACGCCATAGACGGGGGGCTTTTGATAAGCCCTGTTTCAGTTTCTTGGCGTCGGTTGACGGTGTTCGGCATCAACCACGGTGGCTACAACAGCGGCGTTTATTCTCGCACCTCCCGCATCAAGCTAAAAAACGCATCTTCTGGCAGTTTGATTACGCTTATCGGCGATGGCGGGACCAGCGTGCAGAACGTGCGGTTCCAGGGCTTGATGCTGGATGGCAACAAGGCAAACCAAGGGGCAGTTACTTCGCATGGAATCTATTTGCCGACATCCACTGTCGGAGAAGATTCTTTCGTGGAAATCGACCATTGCTACATCAAGGACTTCGTTTCTGATTGCGTGAATTCAGAGTTCGGACGCAGGGCTACAAAGATCGTGGACTGCAAGCTATGGAACAGTAAAAACGGCTGGAATTGTGCTTCGTCCGATGGGTGGCTTGATAAGTGCGACATTGGGCAAATGTCTGAGGATGGTGTGCAGATAAAGGACTGGACCGTCGCCATCACCGGGAACAACATATTTTCTTGCCGCAATGGCATAAACCTGCTGTTTGGTCAGGCTGCGCTTACCAACGTCATCGGCAACAAGATCGACCGCCATCAGCTATCCGGCATTCGAGCCTACGGCAAGAACGCCACAATCATGGGCAACGTGTTTCACCGAAACAGCGAGTCGGGTACGAATGCCGCATCGCATATCCAGATCGGCGGCGAATATGTCACGGTTATGGGTAACACGTTCAAGGATGGTGGCGGGCTTGGATATTTGGCCGCCTACGATGTGTCGTTGGACGCGAACATAACTGCAACCGTGATGGGCAATGCAACCGGGGGGCGCGGGTTTTCATCTACTCAGGGCCATATCGGGCGGGCGTCAAACAGCCGGTGCGTCGTATCAGTTGGAGAGTATGACCAGACCCCACGGGCCTATGTTCAGGCGACGCTGGACACCGCCACAACAACGGCAAACACAATAGCCGCATCGACGTTCCGCAATGAAATCATCCGCAGGACCGGAACACCGGCAGGCCCGGTAACGGACACAACCGACACTGCTGCAAACTTGGTGATTGATATGGGTGTGCCATTCAGCATCCTTAACAACTCCATCGGCAGCGCCATCCGGTTTAAGTACATCAATCAGACCGGGCAGACCATCACCCTAGCCGGTGGGACTGGCGTTGCAGTCGTTGGGACGGCGACCGTTGCCAATAATGCGTGGAGAGAATTCACGCTCAATATCAATAGCGCAACAACTTGCACCCTTACCAATGTTGGCGGGGGCGCGTTGTGATTCCCATCCCCTGCCGGTCGGGCTTGAAAACTGATTCACGGCTAATCACCTAGCCATTTAGCGACCGTCGAGAGACGCCGCAATCCTCTCTGGTGACTTGAGAGAGGCATTTAGACCAAAGGAACCGCAATGCCGGACACGCAGGACTCTGCACCCGAAGCAGGAGCGATTGACGACCTCGCCCAATTCTTAGCCGACAACCCTGGATCGGACGAAGATGAAGGCCCAACCGCAGACGAATCCACCCCAGACGAGGACACGGACGACGCTGCAAACGCTCAACCGGAAGAATCGGACGAGGAAGGCGACGAGCCTGACGAACCCGAGGAAGAACCCGAAGACACGCCGAAACCTGAGCGAAAGATCCCCGTCACGATCAAGGGTGATGACGGCTCGGACCAGACCATAGAGGTCGCCGAGGAGGAACTGGTTAAGGGCTACACCCGCCAGGCTGATTACACGCGCAAGACGCAGGAGTTGGCCGACCGCGAGAACAAAGCCTTCCAGTTCATAACCAGCAAGCACGAGGAAATCCGCAACACATATCTGATGCAGGCCGAAGCAGCGCGGGCGGCAGTTGTTCAGGTTGCGGGTATCAAGTCGGCGCAGGAAATGGCACAACTTGCCCATTACGACCCGGCAGCGTGGGTGCAGGAAAACCAGCGTATCCAGCAAGTGAGCGGGATCGTCAGTCAGCTAGATCAGCAGATCGCAGCCGAACGCGAACGCAGCCAGAAAGAGGCAGCGGAGAACCGCCAGAAGTCCATGAAGGCGATGTACGACCGGGCCTGGTCGGAGTTGTCAAAGGACAAGATTGACAAGGATGCGCTCAAGAAGATTTATGACGGTGTATCGGAGAGCTACGGGTTCAAACAGGAGGAATTGGCAGAGGTCTACGACCCGCGCCTAGTCCGCGTGTTCCGTGACGCTGCGGAGCTTAAAGCCATCAAGGCTAGGGCCGCGCAAGCGACGAAGAAGGCGACCGACGCACCACGCCTGCCGCAAAAGCAGGCGACTCCCCGCCAAGAACGCCAGACCAAGCAACTGAACGAACGCTTCCGCAGTGGACGGGCGAAGTTGACTGACCTGGCAGCTTATCTATCCTGATTTGAAAGGGGCTTTATATGGCTCTCCCTACCAATGTGTACACGCGGTACACCGCCGCTACCAACGTCCGCGAGGACTTGATCGAAAAGATCACCATGACGAACCCGGAGGATACGCCTGTCGTTTCCTCGTTCGGCACCGCCACGGCAGATCAGAACTACCACGAATGGCAGCGCGATTCCTTGCGCACGCCCAACAAGGACAACGCTGCCCTTGACGGCGACGACGCCACCGGTACCGCCAAGACGCCGCCTACCCGCGTTGCGAACTACTGCCAGATTTTCCAAGACACGATCGTTACCTCTGGTCGCGCCGAGGTAGTCAAAAAGGCTGGCATGAAGTCGGCAATGGCCTATCACAAGGCCAAGGCATTCAAGGAACTGCAGCGCGACATGGAGGCGGCTTTGCTGTCCAACAACCCTGCTGTCGCTGGCTCTGCTGGTGTTGCCCCGAAAACGGGCGGCCTGGGCGTGCTGATCTATACCAACGTGTCGCACGGCGGCGCTGGTGCAACGGCGGCTCACACCTCCGGCGCTCCGACGACTGCCGTCACCGCTGGCACGAACCGCACGTTCACGGAAACGATCTTCAAGGCGTCGCTGCAGGCTGCATATACCTCCACCGGTAAGGTTCCGATGGATGTGTATATGTCGCCTAGCCACAAGGAGACGTTTGCTACGTTCACCGGCATTGCCGCGAACCGCGTGAACATCGCCAAGGGCAAGCAGGGGACCATCGTCGGCGGTGCGGACATTTACATGTCCAACTACGGCGAACTGTCGATCCACCCGCACTACATCATGGCCGGTTCGTCCGATGTGTACGGCCTGAATGGCGAGTATGGCGACGTTGCGTATCTGCGCGGCTTCCGCACCAAGAAGCTCGGCCCAACGGGTGACAGCGAGAAAGAGCAAGTCTTGGCTGATGCAACGTTCCGCCTGACCAGCGAAACCGCGCAATTTAAGATTGCCAACCTGACCCCGTAAACGAGGGGTTTCCAACCAAGGGCCAGCCTAATCCGCTGGCCCTTTTTCATTGGGGCTTTGAAATGAATAGTGTGACTGACTCATTCACGATTGACGATGGATACAACAAGGTCGGGACGTTCCGAAAAATCCACGTTGAGGGCGGGACAGTCGTTGAAGAAAAGATTTACGACGCGCAGCCGCACCTTGAGTACGCGGCGCGTTTGCGGGAGGCGACAGAGGGCCAGCGATGGGGCGATGGAAAGATCGTCGGCCACATTCCGCCCGCTGAATATGCGCGCTTTCTTCTGATGAAAGACCCGCAAGAGAAGCAAAAGGCCATCCGCGCATGGCTCAAGGAAAACACGAAGTTCGTGACCTTTGATCGCTACCTGAAATGAACTACAGCAGCCTAAAGACGGACGTTGCGGGCTATCTGAACCGCACCGACCTAGCCGCATACCTGCCGAGCTTCATCGAGCGCGCAGAGGCGTTTCTGACGCGGGAGCTTTACCCGTCAGACACCGAGACGAGCGTAAGCGGTACGACTGTCGGCGGGCTGGTTACGCTTCCGTCCGACTTTGGCGAACTGCGCCGGTTGACCGTCACTGCGTATGGCGCAACGCGAACGCTTGACTATGGCACGCCGGACACGGACTACAGCGGCGGCACTCCACGCTCCTATGCGTTTGAGGGCGGCGCGATTCGCCTGTTCCCTGACGCTGGCGATGGATACGCCTATACGCTGCACTATCGCCCAAAGGTGCCCGCGCTCTCCGACGCTGCAACAACTAACTGGCTGACCGATACCGCGCCGGACCTGTACCTGTACGCGGCTGCGATGGAGGGCGCAAAGTACATCAAGAACGATGGTGAGATTGCGCGCCTTGCAGGAACCTTGCCCGCGCTGTTGGACTCCGTGCGCGGCTACATCAAACGGCGCGCAATGCCGACCCTCTCTGGGCTGCGTGTGCGTCCTAGCGGCGTTATTCGATGACTCCGCTACTTGGCTTTGCCCCGGACCTGGAAAGCCCGACGCCGGGCGTTCTGGTGGACTGTGAGCAGTTCATCCCGTATGAGTCTGGCATGGAGGCGGCACCTAGCGCGCAGTCTGTGACTGGCGTTAGTGCATTGGCGGGGGCATGTATTGGCGCTGCTGTGGTGACGAAGCTAGACGGCACGCGCAGGGTGTTTGCGGGCACGACGACGAATCTTTATGAGCTGGTATCGACTACGTGGACGGACAGGAGCGCGGCAGCATATGGCGGCGGCTCGGATACGCGCTGGAGCTTTGCGCAGTTCGGAGACGCAACGATAGCGGCGAACCGTTCAGACGCCTTGCAGCGTTCGACTAGCGGCGCATTTGCGGCTATTGCTGGCGCACCGAAGGCGGAGATTGTGTTTACGGTGGGCTCTTTTGTCATGGCTCTGAACACGAATGACGGCACAGAAAAGACAAACGGCTGGCACTGCAGTGCGAGCTTTGACGACACGAGTTGGACGCCTTCGGTTGCTACGCAGTGCGCCAGAGGCCAGCTAGTTGCCACGCCAGGAAAGATCACGGCGGGCGCTCGGCAAAGCGAATACGCGGTGGCCTTCAAGGCCAAATCGATGTACATCGGGCAGTATGTCGGCGCTCCTAGCGTATGGGATTGGGTGCCGGTGCCGGGTGATGTCGGCTGCGTCGGCAAGGAGGCTGTCGTAGACGTTGACGGCGCTCTGTTCTTTGTGGGCGAGGATCAATTTTGGCTGTTTGACGGTACGCGGCCTATCCCCGTTGGCGATCAGGTTCGGCAGTGGTTCACGAATAACGCGGACTCGGCCAACCTCTACAAAACGAAATGCGTCTATGAGAAGTCGCGCAATCGCGTGTGGGTGTTCTACCCATCGGCTGGCGCAACGTCCTGCGATTCGGCGCTTGTCTATCACCTGAAGACAAAGCAGTGGGGCCGGGCGAATCGAAGCATCCAGGCGGCGCTTAACTATGTGTCGTCGGGCTTGGTGATCGACAACCTGAACACGGTGGCTGCAACGATTGACGCGCTGCCAAATATCCCGTTCGATTCCCCGTTCTGGCTGTCTGGCGCTAGGTCAATGGCAGTTTTCAGCACGTCGAACCAGTTGCAGACGATGACGGGTGCGCCGGGTGCTAGTTCCTTCACCACGGGCGATGCTGGCGATGACGACATTGTTACGACGCTGCAGCAAGTGCGATTGCGCTTCGCCGCTGGCCGTGGTCCTACTTCGGCTAGTTGCACTGTGTACCGCAAGATGAATTCCGGCGATACGTTCGATGTCGGCAATACGTCCGCACTGAGCGAAGGCAAGTTTGATGCCTTGCAGTCGGCCCGCTGGCATCGGGCGGTTGTCCGCATGACGGGTAGCCCGAGGGTTACGGGCATTCGTCCGCAATTCGTCGGAGCGGGTGCGCGATGAAGGTCAACACGACGCCGCGCATTGTTGGCGATCCGGCGCTAGTCGCAGAGCTTCGCACGCATGCGCTGCAGATCAACGCCATATCTGAGGGACGGTTAGCCGGTTCCTACAACGCGCAGACGGCGGCACCTACTACCGGGACGTATGCGCAAGGCGATTTCATCCGCAACAGCGCACCGACAGAGCTTGGAAGCGCATCGAGCAAGTACGTGATTTTCGGATGGGTGTGCACGGTAGCGGGGACGCCGGGCACCTTCTTGCAGTGCAGATTTTTGACAGGAAATTGATATGGCAGACGCATGGACTCAACCGTACCAGCAGAACTACTTTCAGCAGGCGCAGACCGTTGGGCAGTCGGGATATACCCCATTCGGCCAATCGACGCAGGTTGACGCGAACCCGTGGCAGCAGCAGGCGTGGCAGAACACGTTTAACCGTGGCATGCAAGGCTCCCCGGAAGTTTCGGCGGCGCGCACGCAGATGACGGACACGATCAACGGCGGCGGCTTTCAGAGCAACCCGTATCTGTCCGGCTCTAATCCGTACCTGCAAAGCACGATTGATTCGACCCTTGGGGACATCACCAAGAACTACAACCAGACCGTTAAACCGGCCATGTCCACGGCGCAGGCCCGGTCGGGATCGTTCGGCAATAGCGGCTTGCAGGAAATCCAAGCGGGGCAAGAGCAGAGCCTAGCGCAGGAACTTGGCCGCGCATCGTCAAACCTGCGATTCGGCGACTACCAGCAGCGGGCGCAGATGTACGGGCAGGAGCGCGACCGGCAGATGCAGGCCACGAACAACGCGCCGAACTTTGCGAATGTCGATTACACCGATCTTCAAGCCATGCAACAGGCAGGTAACAGCCTGCAGAACCAGCAGCAGGCGCAGCGCACCGCTGATTATGGGCAGTACACGGACGCTAGAAACTGGCCTTTCCAGACACTGAGCGCATGGGGCGGTGCGATGGGTAACGGCGGCGGGTATGTGCCGCCAGCGGCCAAGGCGAACACTGGCGCGAACGTGGCGGGCGGCGCACTTGCGGGCGCGCAACTTGGCAGCAGCTTCAAAGACTCAAGCGGCGGTAACTATGCCGGATGGGGCGCATTGGCCGGGGGCCTGCTCGGCTTCCTTTAAGGATCAAACATGATGAACAACCCATATTCCGGCGGCTGGCGGTTCGGCGACCGCCCTACCAGCGTCGAGGCTCTGTATCAGGGCAACAGCGGCATTAGCCCCGACTTTCTCAAGCAGGTAGCGGCGCTGGCGCAAGACCCGTCTAAGCAGGGATTGCTTGACCAGGCGGTGACAGCGACCCCGCTGCAGGGATTGATTGACGCTCCCGGCTCTAACGGGTGGGGTGGCGACAGTCAGCAGGGGCCATCGCAAAGCGCATCCGATCGTAGCGGCTACAACACAAACTCTGCGCCGGTTTCTGGTGGGCTGTTATCTGCGGCACTCACACCGTTAGGTCTTGGCGCGATTGGCCCGCTTGCCGCGAACGCTATCAACTCCTTGACCCGCAACGGATTTGACCCAACGAAGGGCGCGATTACAGATCCGTCGCTTGCGTTTGGTTCTGCAGCTTGGGCTGACGCGGTAAACGCAAACGCAGCGGCAAGGGCTGCGCGTGAGGCGGGTGTTGGTGCGGTGTACGGTGGCCCTGGTGGCGGGTGGGGAAATGACAGTACTGGTGCAACCGGAAGCGCCGGTGATGCGTTTGGCGGCTATGGCGGCTTTGGCGCGGGTGACTACGGCGACGGCACCGACCGATAAGGGGACAACATGGGATTGCTGGACTTCAACATGCCCGACATGAATTCGCCCGAGGGGCAGGGCTTGCTTGCGACGGCGTTTAGCCTGATGCAAGCAAAGAAGATGCCTGGGCAGCGTGGCGCGTTCGCTGGCGCATTGGGCGAGGCTGGACAGGCGGGCATGCAGACGCTGAACAGCAGCCGCGATGCTTTGCAGCGGCGCAAGTATCTCGATGCGCAGATGGAAGCGCAGCAGATGCAGCTTGAGGCGCAGCGGCGCGCAGAACAGCAACGAGTCGCAGATGATGCGGCGGTGCGCGGATCAATTCAGAACGGCAACTTCGACCCTCGCGCATTCCTGCAAAACAACCCCGCCGCAAGCCTCGGCGGACTAGAGCAGGGGATGAAGTTCAATAGTGCGCTGAACCCCGCGCCGAAGTACACCGCTTACAAGCCGGGCGATGTGATATTCAAAGACGGCGATATGTCGAAGCCTGCGTTTGCCGTGCCCGACAAGCCGGAGGCGATGCCATCTGCTGTGCGTGAGTACCAATTTGCACAGTCTCAGGGCTATCAAGGCACATTTGATCAGTGGAACAAAGACACAAAGAAGGCTGGCGCAACTCAGATCGGTATGCCTAAGATCGACATAAAGATGGGTGACAGCGTTGCCGGGCAAGTTGGGCCAATGCTCAAGGACTCGCGCATTGCTGTAACCGGCGCTGTAAAGATGTATGACGCAGCCGACCGCATTGAGAAGGCGCTAGCAAGCAATCAAGTGAGCGCTGGTCCGTTGTCATCGCAGATTCAGACGGTCAAGCAGCTAATCCAGAAGATCGGAGGCGGTAACGATGAAAGCATCCGCCAGACGCAGCAGGTTATCCGGTCGCTGGCTCAAATGTCCGTCGAGGCGCGAAAACAGTTGCAGGGTCAGGGCCAAGTTACGGAGAGCGAAGGCAAGGCGGTCGCCAAGGCTGACGCGGGCGACATTGACAACATGACCGTTGGGGAGCTTAACGATTTGGTCACCCTGACAAAGCGCGCCGCGCACTTCACGGCGAAGGGGCATCAGGAAATGCTGGACACGATGAATGCCAATGATGGAACGCGGGGCGCTGCGCCTTTCTACCGCGTGCAGGGCATGGAAACGCTGCTCAAACATTCGCCGAAACTGCCGCAAATTGGCGGTGGCGGCGATGTTCGTTCACAGGCAGACGCAATCCTGAAGGGCAAATAATGGCAACCGCTGACGAGTACGCAGCCTGGATCGTTCAAAACGCCGACAAGAAGGGCACGCCGGAATTTGACACGGTGGCGCAGGCGTACCAGCTTGCTAAGTCTGAGGGTTCGACCAATGCAGCGCCGCTATCTCGCATGGAAAAGGTTAGCCAAGGTCTGCGCGACCCTATCGACGGCGGCGCTCAGTTGCTGACTAAGATGCTTCCGCAAGGCGTCGTCAATGCGGGAAACAAGCTGAACAACTGGCTAGCCGACAACACCGGCATGGTGGGACGACTGCCGGAAGGTGGCGTAGATCAGGCGGTGCGGGCGAATGAGGCCGACTATCAGGCGCGGCGCAAGGCTGGCGGCGAATCTGGCTTTGACGGATATCGACTGATCGGCAACGTCGCAAGCCCTGCTAACCTTGCGGTGGCTTCGCGTGTGCCGCAGATGGCAACGCTTGGCGGGCGTGTTGCGGCTGGTGCAGTGGCTGGTATGGGCAGCGCCGCGCTTAACCCTGTCACATCGGGCGACGACTTCGCGGCAGAGAAGGGTAAGCAACTAGCAGTTGGCGGCGTGTTTGGCGCGGCTACTCCAGCGGTTACGGGTGGCATCGCTCGAATGATAAGCCCGAATGCGTCCATCAATCCGCAGTTGCAGCTTCTGCGCAATGAAGGGGTGCGCCCTACGGTC